AATTATTGACGACCCTCATTCTGAGCAAGACGCACTTAGCCCTTCAGCCTTGGAGTCCGCGTACGAATGGTACACCTCTGGACCTAGACAGCGTTTACAGCCAAACGGATCTATTGTAATAGTTATGACACGTTGGAGTGCGATTGATTTGACCGCTAAGTTATTGGAGGCGCAAAAGGAACCACTTGCTGATCAGTGGGAAGTTATAGAGTTCCCTGCCATATTTCCAGATTCAGATAAGCCACTTTGGCCTGAGTTTTGGCCTGAAGACGAGTTATTAAAAGTTAAGGCATCTTTGCCTGGTATGAAATGGAATGCTCAGTGGATGCAAAACCCGACAGCAGAAGAGGGTTCGATTATTAAACGTGAGTGGTGGCAACCTTGGGAATACGACAGCTTACCCAACGTACAGTATATTATGCAAAGTTATGATACGGCATTTTCTAGAAAAGAAACAGCTGACTATTCTGCCATATCGACGTGGGGCATATTTAGACCAACTGACGATTCGCCTGATTGTATTATACTTTTGGATTGTCAGCGTGGGCGTTGGGACTTTCCAGAACTCAAAGAGATTGCTCATCGTGAATACAGTTACTGGGAGACAGATATGGTGTTGATTGAAGCCAAAGCATCTGGTACCCCTTTAACTCAAGAACTACGACGTATGGGCATACCTGTCGTTAATTACTCGCCAACCAGAGGTCATGATAAACATTCGCGTATGCACTCGGTTGCACCTGTCTTTGAAGCGGGTATGGTGTACGCACCTCAACGTATGTTTGCTGAAGAGATGATTGAAGAGTGTGCTTCATTTCCTTTTGGCAAAAACGATGACCTATGTGATACTATGACGCAAGCGATCATGCGCTTTAGAGAAGGTGGCTTTTTAAATTTGGCTACTGATTACGATGACGATAGTATGGGAGTAAGACAGAGGATTTATTACTAATGGCGATAGAAAGACTAACACCTGATCCTGCAAACCAAATGCCCGAAGAGGTAGATATGACTACTGCCCAAGAGGGTGATACTTTAGAGCAAGATATTATTGAGGTTGTAGAAGGGCTGATAGAATCAGACGTAGAGATACAAGAAGATGGCTCTGCGTTATTAGGACCCGCGCCTGATATGCAAATGACTTCAGAATTTGGAGAAAACTTAGCTGAAATTTTAAGTGATAGTGAACTGGGTGGCATATATATAGATTTAGTTAGTAGTATAGAATCTGATCGTTCTAGTAGAGAAGATTGGGAAAAAACTTATACAGATGGTCTAAAGTATTTGGGTATGCGTTTTGATGAAACGCGTTCTGAACCTTTTGAGGGCGCCAGCGGTGTCATTCATCCTCTACTCGGAGAGGCTGTTACCCAATTCCAAGCGCAGGCATATAAAGAGCTTCTCCCCGCTGGTGGCCCTGTCAAAACTCAAGTTGTAGGTGCTTACAACTCTGTTATAGAAGAACAAGCTCAACGTGTACGCGAGTTTATGAATTATCAAATCGTACACGTTATGGAAGAGTACGATGAAGATTTAGACCAAATGCTTTTTTACCTGCCACTAGCAGGCTCTGCGTTTAAAAAAGTCTACTACGATGAAAACTTACAACGACCCGTATCTAAATTTATAGCACCTGAAGATCTAATTGTTCCTTACTATACCACCGATTTAGAATCTTGCTCGCGTATAACACACGTCATTAAGATGCCTGAGAATGATGTTAAAAAATTACAGGCTATAGGGTTTTACAGAAGAACAGATTTACAACCAAGCGAAGACAATGAAAATTATTCGTCTTTAGATACGGAGAAAGAGAAGCTTGAAGGTATGGAACGTCAATCGGGTAGTGATGAGGTTTGCGTTTTGTATGAAGTTCATTGCAACTTAGATTTAGAGGGCTTTGAAGATATAGACGAAAACGGTATGGAAACAGGTGTGAAACTTCCTTATATTGTTACTATAGATTCTACTACTGAAAATATTTTATCCATACGTAGAAACTTCAAACCTGAAGACCCGATGAAAAACAAGATAGAGTATTTTGTTCATTTCAAATTTTTACCAGGTCTAGGATTTTATGGTTTTGGTCTAACTCACATGATCGGAGGCTTGTCCAAAGCATCCACATCTATCCTCCGACAATTAATAGATGCGGGTACTCTCTCCAACTTGCCTGCTGGTTTTAAGACTCGAGGCATCCGTATACGTAACGAAGATGAACCCATTCAACCTGGTGAGTTCCGCGACGTGGATGCGCCAGCAGGCTCTTTGCGAGATGCAATACAACCATTACCTTTCAAAGAACCAAGTGGCACATTACTATCGTTATTAGGATTATTAGTTTCATCAGGACAGCGATTTGCATCGATAGCTGAGATAGCGGTTGGTGAAGGCAATACACAAGCGCCTGTAGGGACTACTTTGGCTTTAATGGAGAAGTCTACAAAGGTTTTAAGCGCGATTCACAAACGATTACACAACGCGCAGAGAAAAGAATTTGGATTGCTGTCAGATATATTTGCACAAAGTTTACCACCCGAATACCCCTACATGGTTTCAGGCGGTATGAATATGGTTAAGCAAAGTGATTTCGATGGGCGAATAGACATATATCCTGTTAGCAATCCAGATATATTTTCGACGAGCCAACGAATAGTTATGGCTCAAGAAATGATGCAGCTGGTCCAGTCTAATCCCCAAATACATGGTCCAGGTGGTGTCTACGAAGCCTATAGAAGAATGTATGCGTCTTTAGGTGTAGACAACATTGACCAGTTGCTTCTTCCACCGCCTCCTGACAAACCTCCTGCTATGGAGGCGGGTATGGAAAACTCCAATCTTATTATGGGTGGAGTGGCGCAAGCGTTTCCTGAACAGAACCACGATGCGCATATAGCTGCACACGTAAGCCTTTTAAATTTACAACCTGTTCAAACAAACGCGCAGGTACAGGCTAATATCATTTCACATATCATGCAACATTTGCAGATGAAAGCAGACATTATTGCTCAACAACAAATGCCACCTGAAACTATGCAACAGTTCCAACAACTACAACAGCAAGCGCAACAAGTTTCGCCTATCGAGGGACAGCAGTTACAGGCACAAGCTAATAGTATATTGGCGCAGTTTAGTTCACCAATCATGTCTGAATTGGTTATACAGTTCTCGCAACAGATAGGAACGCCACAAGAAGAAGATCCATTAGTCACTATTAGAAAGCAAGAACTTGCACTAAAAGGACAGCAATTGAATCAAGAACAGCAACAGTTTATGCAACGTGAAGAACAACGTGCGTTAGACCAAGCTAGACAGGATCAAATCGATCGTGAGCGTATTTCAGCTCAACGCGATATAGCAGAAATGAAAGACGATACGACAAGAGATAGACTTGATCAACAAAAGGAACTAAAATTAATTGATCTTGGTTTAAGGGAACTTTAATTATGATAAAAAGAACTGAAGTAAATCAACAGAAAACTCCAACTGTACTGGACGGCAAACAGTCATATTCCAACAAAGGCACGTTGCAAACGAAGAAGGCAGAGTCCTTCGACGCTAATACCGCACCAAAACCAGGTATGGGAAAAGGCAAAGCCAGAGGTATGGGTGAGGCAGAGTTTGGCGGTAAGTTTTCTGGTATTTACTAATGGATTTAATTTGGTTAGCTGAAGCCTTACAAAAGATTCTTAAAGAAAAAAAAGAATCTTTGGAGGATTTAATTATGAACGGTGCCAAAGATTTCCAAGAGTATAATTATCTACGTGGTCGTTACAATGCCCTCGAAGACGTAGAGCAAGAATTAAGGGTGTTGCTGGAAAGGAGTGTGCAAAACGATGAAAGAGGTACTGGTACCTGATCATATCGCGAGAGAGGTTGAAGCTGAAAAGCAAAACCCAGAAGAAGAAAAATCAGAATTAGATCAAGCTTATGTCAAATCAGATGACAGAGTTCTCGATCCAACTTTATTAGAAAAATCTTACCTAGAACGTATGCCTCAACCAACAGGTTGGAGGATATTAATTTTGCCATACAAAGGCAAAGCTGTATCTAAAGGTGGTATTGTTCTAGCAAAAGAAACTGTAGAAAGAGAATCACTAGCTACTGTGGTAGCCTACGTAGTGAAGATGGGTCCTCTTTGTTATGCCGATCAGAACAAATTTGGCGATACCCCTTGGTGCCAAGAAAAACAATGGGTATTAATTGGTAGATATGCAGGAGCTAGGTTTAAACTTGGCGACGATGCAGAGTGCCGTATTATTAACGATGACGAAGTCATTGCAACTATAGAAGACCCTGACGATATAGTCAGTGTCTAACATGAGAGGGAATCATGCAAGAAAACAACGCGATACAGACTGAGGAGCAAGAGCCAACCGAGGTCGTAGAACTTGAAGAAGAGGTAAGTTCCGAAGAACTAGAGTCTGCACCTATTGAAGATGTTTCCGCAGAGGAAACTAAAGTCGATCAGGACCAAGACGAATTAGAAGATTATTCTAAAAATGTTCAGAAACGTATTTCTACTCTAACAAAAAAAATGCGCGAACAAGAACGCGCGGCTCAATCGGCATACGAATACGCAAAAAACTTACAGGCTGAAAATGAAGCTTTGAAACAAAATTCGTCTCAGTATGTTGAAAACTATCAAAGTGAAGCTGAAGGTAGATTAAAAGCACAAAGAGCGCAAGCTAACGCTGTTTTAAAATCTGCTTATCAAGATCAAGACTGGGACAAAGTTACAAAAGCGCAAGACATACTTGACAAAATAACCGTTGAAGAAAGTAAGTTAGCTAATAATAAAATGACTATTGAACCACAGTCAAACTACCAAGAAATGCCGCAACAGGTGCCTTACCAACAGCCAGCGGCGACACCACAACCTGACCCAGCTGCTGAAGATTGGGCTAGCAAAAACGAGTGGTTTGGTGAAGATGAGGCTATGACTTTAGTGGCTTTTAACATACATAGAAGACTGGTGGAAGAAGAAGGGTTTGATACAAACGACTCTTCGTACTATACTGAAATCGATAAACGTATGAGAGCTGAGTTTCCACATAAATTTAGTGAAGGTGGAGAGGCAGAGTCAAAAGGCAAAATACAGCAAACTGTAGCGCCTGCTGGTAGAAGCGAAAGCTCTGGACGCAAACGACAAGTAAGGCTAACAAAAGCCGAAGTGGAAATGGCACGTCGTTTGAATGTACCGTTACAAGAATATGCTAAACATGTAAAAAGGTAGACAAATGACAAAAGAAACAGAATTAAACGAATCAATTGATGCCCAGGCATCTACTGATAACAGAACATCACGTTCTGCTGAAACTCGAGCAAAAGATACTGCTCGCAAACCTTGGCGTCGCCCCCAGATGCTAGATACTCCAGAGCCACCTGAAGGATATGAATACAGGTGGATAAGAGCTGAAATCGTTGGACAGGAAGACAGAAAAAATATAACTGCTAGGCTAAGAGAAGGTTTTGACCTTGTTAGAGCTGAAGAGTTAAATGGTTTCGAGATTCCCACGCTTGACGATGGAAAGCACTCAGGAGTTGTCTCAGTGGGTGGTTTGCTCTTGGCTAAGATCCCTACAGAAACGCGAGATGAAAGAAACGCCTACTTTGCAGGTCGCGCACAATTGCAACAAGATGCAGTTGACAATGATTTGATGAGGGAATCTGATCCTAGCTCTCCGATTTTAAAACCAGAGAGAAAAACAAGCGTAACTTTTGGTGGTGGTAATCGTGATTGATTATCACTTTAATTAATTAACTGACTGAATAAGGAAAACTTATTATGGCAAATAAAGATGCACCTTTCGGGTTTCGTTCAGTAGGGAAAAAAGGTGGCGGCGTCGCAAACGGCGGTGTTACTGAGTATTCTATTGCTTCTGGCGCAACTGGAAATATCTTTTCGGGCGACCCAGTCAAGATGTTGAACACTGGTACTATATTAGTAGCTGGTGCTGCAACAACTTTATTGGGAATATTCAGAGGTTGTAAGTTCACGAATAGTTCTGGAGAAGTAATTTTCTCGTCGCACTATCCAACACAAACTACATCTTCGGATATTGTTGCATTTGTTGAAGATGATCCTGATACACTTTTTGAAGTGCAATGCACAGGATCGTTAGCTCAGACAGCTGTAGGTAATAACGTAGAGTTAGCTTACACATCTGGGTCTACAAAAACTGGTATGTCTGCGGCAGAAATTTCTTCTACCACAGCAGCTACTACTGCTCAGTTTAGAATCGTAGGATTCTCTACTGATCCATCTAATAGCACTACTGGTTCTGCTAACGTAAATGCAATCGTATATATTAATGAGCATTTCTATACCACAGTAACGGGAGTTTAATAATGGCAATAAATAGAGCGCAATTAGCGAAAGAACTAGAGCCTGGATTGAACGCCCTTTTTGGGTTGGAATACTCCAGGTATGAAGCTGAACACGCTGAAATTT